CCAACCTTCCTTCCGCAACCCGCAAGAAGAAGAAGAAGAAGAAGTAATGCCTTCCACATGGGGAACCGATAGCCCAGCGGACAAGAACAAAGACGATAATTACTTTGACACGCAATATGTCAAGTTCTTTGAGCAACACAATTTTGATTTTGATTTGTTACGAAAGGCTGGGCAATGGAAAGTTGTTCTGAGACAGCAGTCCAAAGACGACAACGGACACCTGATGCTCTTCAGCGAGCCCAGCGATTCGCTCAGCGACGCCCTCATGGATGTCTACCGTACTGTAAAGAAACTAAATAAACCTTCGACATGAGGTTGTTTTATGGTAGTTAGTACGCCATAATGGATACATGGAGGTGAACATGGGAATTGATTGCGAAGAAACTTGCAAGTGCGGTATTACTTACCAAACTTGGCTGGTCTACGACGTTGAGTGCATTGACGACAAAGTGCATGTGTGGGAAGACTAAATAGTTCTCACTAACAACAACAGAACCCGACAGTACCCTCCGCTGTCGGGTTCTTTGCTGTCCCCCCACAAACACATAAACCCTGGGCTACAATGACAGACGTGAGCGGTAAACTAACCCTTGAAGACGACCACCTAGTTCTAGAGTTCCCCTACGACCCTGCACAGGTAGCAAGAGTCAAACTAGTCAAGGGAGCAAAGTGGGACAAGATTGCCCGTGTGTGGCGAGTCCCGATGACGAGCCTGAGTGAAGCGAGACTGTTCGCACAGGAAATAGACCTTCACATTGAGCCCGAAGTATTGCTGTTTACATTGCCCCCTCACAAGAACGAAATGCTGGGCGTCCGATACGACGGTAAATGGCTCACAATGTCCTTTGGTTACGACAGGGTGATGATTCAGTCAGTAAAACAAGTAGCAGGTGTTACTTGGGACAAGAAGACGATGGCATGGCGAGCCCCGGTTACGAGCATCGCTGATGTAGTGAAGTGGGCAGACACCTTTAAACAAGAGGTTCCAGACGAAGTTCGTGAAATGCTCAAAGAAGTAGACACATCGCTGTCGGAACTTAGACAAGCATCACGGCTGACTGATGCTGAGATTGAAGTGGCTGGGCTCCCGCTTCTTCCGTACCAACGAGCAGGGGTTGCTTACGCATCAAACGCACGCCGAACTTTTATTGCAGACGAGATGGGTTTGGGAAAAACATTGCAGGCAATTGCAACATTAGAACATGCAGGTAATGCGTACCCAGCCGTCGTCGTTTGCCCCGCAACACTCGTGCTGAACTGGAAAGCGGAATACAACAGGTGGCTTCCGCACATCAGGGTTGCAACTGTGAAAGACCGTAAAGAGTTTCCCTCTGATTACGATGTAGTTGTTATTGGTTATTCTAACATAAATAAGTGGGAAAAGCAAATCTCAAATCACAAATCTTATGTGTTTGATGAAAGTCATTATTGCAAGACAGCAACAGCACAGAGAACGAAGAGTGCGGTGAAAATCGCGCGCTCTGCCCCGAAGAACGGAATCGTTTTGTGTTTGACGGGAACTCCAGTTACTAACCGACCAGCCGAGTACGCAAGCCAACTAAACATTCTTGGTAAGTTAGATAAGTTCGGTGGGGAGTGGGGTTTCTACCGACGTTACTGCGGGGCGTTCAAAGACAAATGGGGCCAATGGCATCTTGATGGTCATAGCAATCTTGAGGAACTCAACGACTTGCTTCGCTCAACTTGTTACATAAGGCGCACAAAAGAACAGGTTTTATCTGACCTGCCGCCCGTTGTTCACGACCCCGTGCTCGTTGACGGGACTGCGGCCGGTATGAAGGAATACAAAAAAGCAGAAAACGACATTGTTGAATACCTAATGCAACGTGCCAAAGAGATAGCGAAAGAACTTGGACTAAACCCTAACTCCGCTGCCGTTGTTGCAAAGATGAAGGCAGAGTCAAACCAACACCTAGTTCGCCTCTCTGTATTGCGCCGTCTGTCAGCCAAAGCAAAGATGCCCGTCATCAAGGAGTGGGTGGAGTCCCGTGTGGCGGAAGGACGCAAAGTCGTAATCGCTGCTCACCACAGAGATGTAGTAGACGAACTCGCACTTGCGTTCGGGAACTTGCGTATTCAAGGGGGCATGGACATCAACGAGATAGAAGCGCAGAAACACAAGTTTATGACATTGCCATGTGAAGAAGCACCAGTCATCGTTCTCTCAATCCAAGCGGCGAAGACGGGGCACAACCTGCAAGTCGCACAAGATGTCTTATTTGTGGAACTCCCATGGACGCCTGCTGATATTGACCAAACTTACAGTCGCTGTCACAGGCTCGGACAGAAGTCGTCAGTCACGGCGACCTACCTGCTGTGTGACGGAACCATAGATGAGGATATCTACTCTCTTATTGAGCGCAAGAGGGGCGTGGTCAATCAGGCTGTTGATGGCGGGAGCCCCGACGACGACTCTGAGGGTTTGGGTCAGTTGCTGTTCGGTCTGATGGGAATGAACGAAATAAACTAGCCGAGTTGTTTTATTGCGGTTAGTACGCCATAATAAAGACATGGACATAAGTATCAACATAGACAAATGGCTTGTTATTGTTTTAGTCGCAGTCTTCATTGGCTTGCGAGTCTGGCACCCAATCACCTCGTACGCGGGACGCCACATGAACAAGAGAGCAAACAATAAAGAAAGAAATATGAATGTCTAACATTCCTTTCCGCCACCGTAATAGGATTAGGAAATGACTTCCATAGTCTGGACGCCCCGCTCTCCTGATTTCGGTGGTCAGGCTATTTGGGGTGGGGAACTCATCAAGCAGTTGTCCGAACGAGGAATAGAAGACCTAACTTTGATGGTTTTATTGGATGCACTTGGGGTTGCTGGGCTGTCGTTAGAGCAGAGCGAAGAAGCATCAAACGCTTTCTTGACACTTTCTGCCTATTACGATTCCCACCCCGAAGAAAAAATGCCTTGACACGGGTTGTGTTTAGGTAGTTAGTACGCCATAATAGAGATATGAACATCAACATATTCCAAGAACTACTCATCACAGTTTGGTTCCTAATCAAAATGTCAGTATTCGGACTGACCATCATGGGCGCAAAGGTCGCATGGGACAAGTACGGCTCACTCATTGACCCCATACGAGACAGGTTCATGGGCGTAGACGACGCACCCGACCACATAGACCATGACGAGTATTCCTAAATAGCCAATTCGTCAGGTTGTGGCCCAGCGTTGCCCATGCTATGCTTTGGATAAATCTATTAGAGAGGTCATGAAATGGCACACGGATTAGAAATCACCCCATCAGGAATAGCGAAGATGGCTTACGCCAACAGGGAAGTTCCATGGCACAGACTTGGACAGCCGATGGCTGGGCTCCAGACAGCCGAGGCGATGCTTGCAGCAGCCCAAGCAGACTTTGATGTTGCACTTACAAAGATAATTGCAGTAGATGACGACCTCAACCCCCTCCGTAATCCCGACGGTAGCCCAGTGTTTGTCTCAGACAGCCGTGCAACAGTTCGGGTAAATCCAGACGGAACTTTTGATGGGCTTTCCACAGTTGGAACCCGATTCGTGGTTCAGCAGAACAGGGACTGCCTTGACCGTGCTCTTGACATTGTTGGAGCATCCAAGGGCGATGCAATCGTGGACACTTGTGGTGTCCTAAACGAAGGCAGGGAGTTCTTTGCCTGCTTGGACTTGGGAACGCTCTTTATTGACCCAACAGGCGTGAACGACAAGATTCAGCGTTACCTGCTTGTTCGCAACGGACATGACGGCAAAACTGCTATTACCTACGCAAACACAGCCATCAGAGCCGTCTGCAAGAACACGGTGATGGCTGGGCTCAAGTCAGCCAGTGCAGTATTCACAACACGACATACACGCAATGCAGATGGCGCAATTGAAGATGCATCTAAGGTTTTCTCTATGTCAGGGTTGTGGGCAATTGACTTTGCCTCAAAAGCACAAACAATGCTTCAGATACCAGTCCCGGCTGGTTCTGTAAAGTTGGACAAAATAATTACAACAATATTTCCTCACAAGAAAGACGAAAGTGACCGTCAGAAAAAAAACATTGACGACATTCAGTTGATGGTTCGTGGTCTTTATGTAAACGACAAGAACGCAGGTGGCTTTGGTTTCAATGGTTGGTCTGCATACAACGCAGTCGGTGAGTACCTAGACCATTACCGGGACGCCAGACCAGAAGAGCGAGCAATTGCCTCAATGGATTACAACTCTTGGGTAACTCGCAAAAAAGAAGAAACGCAATCTTTAATTCTTTCATTAGTTTGACACACCCGACTGTCACAATAGAGTAGTGATACATTGGGGGTCGCATGGATGACAATGAAGACCAAGAACCCTCGGAATTGATGGCTGAGTTTTTAACTCAGTTCATGGCTTCGGGAAGCGCCGATATGTTGTATCGCCAACATTACTGTGATGTGGTCGCACAGAAGGTCTATCTTGAATTTGGATATGACGGAATGTGTGAACTCATGATGTCAATAGACAAAGTCGCTGGCTGGATGTCGGATATCATATTCGAAGCCCCGGACCTAGATAACGTTGCTTTCAAGGAGTACGGAATCTTTGATGAAAGACTAGTTGATAGGGCTCGCCGTACAGACGCTATGAAAGAATTCAATGACAAGTTATGGAGACTCAGACGCAAGTACGCAAAACTGCTTGTCGCTGAAGTCGTAGCAACTTACACCCCTGCTGAGGAAGAATGACATTTCCCATATTGAGATACCATAAACCTGGCGAAGTCGCCTCGTTTGTAGGGACCCCGGGGCAGAAGGCAGCAAATCTGCTCAGTCATAAGTGGGAAGAATTTATTCCTGAAAACTTGGAACTGCCAAGTCATCTAAAGTCTTTTGTTGAGAAGCGCACCTATCTTGATAACTCAACTTTCCCAGACGACCTAAAAACACCTGCGCTACGATGTGCTGTGTGTGGTGCGTCTAGAGGCAGGGATGACTCAAAGTATGGGAAAGACAATGCAATCTATTGGCCATGTGGAGAGCCCCGGATAGTTCAACAGGGTGAAGAGGTTTGGGACTCAAGCGTTTCAACTATGAGACCAAAAAGTCTTTAGTCTCGTACTCCCGAAGTGGCAGACCAATGACCAATACCGCCATTGTCAAAAAGATACTTGGCGACCTTGAGGTTGCACTTTGAGTTGAGAAGAACATTGAGATTCGTTCCTCCGCACACATTCTTTGTAACCGTTCTCCACGACGAATTGATTTGCAGTAACCCGTAGTCTCTAGTACCATTAGAGTTCGGCTTGGAAACGACCTTTTCCTGACAGCGACTTTCTCGCCACATAATGTACGAGAACTTCTTTACAGGTAGAAGCCCTTGCGCTTTCAGTTTCGCTTCCCATTGAGGGCAACTTTTGACTTCCGCTGTAGGGCGGAGACTCTGAGAGGATACTTTGCTGGACTTCTTGGCTTCCCTTTCCCTGATGTCAGCGGCTGGTCGGGTCTTGAGCCACTCAACCATTCCTGCCTCGGTGTATCTGTCTCGTAAAGGTTTACGTGTTTTCCAGTTCGCACATTGCTTTCCCCAGTTGCTAGAACTGCGCCATCCAATAGCAGGACGAAAGAAAGGCTTATTGTTCAACTTGTCATCAAGTGTTCTGAATACATTCTTGGTTTGATAACCGAAGAACGCCATGCGATTAGCAACAATGATTTGCTCATGCTTTGTCGCTTTAGGTGGGCGAGAAGCAAACTGACGACCGCCGTAACCTTCCCAAACTGATTGCGCCATTCCTAGTCCACCAGAAAAGTAGCCACCGTCATTCCAGTCGTGGTTTGTCTCGCACCATGAAACTGCTTCCCAAAAGGCAATAGAACCGCCCTTTTTTGACCTAAGTTGCGTTACCAACTCTGGGTGCATATCGGCATACGACATTGCTTTTACTTTTGCAACGGCGGGACTCGCAGGCGCAGTGGAAGACGAAGATGTGATTACAGTCGGAGATGAATCCGTAGCCTCGGCTTTCTTAAACGGTCCAATTAAGGAAACGATAGATAGAGATATAGCCAAAAGGCGTACGGGGTGTTTCAAGAGGTTCTCCTGTGTTAGGCGGATAGGACAACAGGGCGTAAAAGCACCTGCCTATGTTGACGTCAGTGTTGACTGACTACCTACTACTATTTTACCAACTGGCAACGCTCCGTCAACCATCTAGAAACCCTTACTGGTAAAGGGTTATACGAGGTGGGGTTCGGAAACCCTTACCCATCAAGGGTTTAAAGCAGCCTCTTCGGCAAACTTTTCTTCAATATATTTTTCTGGGTCTTTTAGCGCAAAAACGGCACTAAAACTGACTCCGTCCTCGGATTCTCCTGATTTAAAGCCCATAGAGTCCAGCAAATGCTTTGCCACATCCTCACAGTCCTCAAGAAGGTCCGCTTCCTCTGCCTCGGTAAGTTTCTCAAACTCGTAGTTGCCCATCTCTAACAACATCTTTGCCATGTGTTTGATGGTTATTAGCCGAACTTCAAATTCATCTTTCATAGTTGTATTATGGCGTACTAACGGCTAGTCTGCAACCTGTCGGATTCAAAAAGAAACACGGAGACACAATCATGGCAATTACGCCGACAACATTAGTGGGAAACCTTACGGCAGACCCAGAGTTGAAATTCACTACATCAGGGAAGTCCCAGTTGACTTTCTCTGTCGCAGTAAATGACAATTACACAAATCAGGCTGGAGAAAAGGTAGAGAAGACATCGTTCTTCAACATCATTGCTTGGGGATACCTTGCAGACAATTCAGTCAACGTCCTTGAAAAGGGAATGGGAGTTGTTGTAGTCGGGACTCTGGACCAACGTTCATGGGAAGACAAGGAATCAGGCGCAAAGCGTTCGGTCGTTGAAATCAAAGCAATGGAGATTGGTGTTCGTACCGGCTCTGTTGAATCCGTAAAGCGTCGTCAAGCAGTTGCTAAAGACTCAGAGTCGGGCTTTGTTAAGTCAGCACCTCGTCAAACCAAGCAGACTGTTCCAGCAGACGAACCTTTCTAATCATTAAAGTGCGCTCGTGAGTGCACAACGATTTAATAAAGCCCCATCCGTTTATTCGGGTGGGGTTTTGTTATTGTATGACCCATGACGACAGAACATCGAAAAGCCCCGCGCCGAGAAGTCGTTGAGATAAGACGCATTGGGGGCTGGGGAAAAGTAAAGTATCACCACTTTTTGTCTTGCGGTCACATGGAGTCACGTCCGAGAGCATCTTCGTCGCCAAAACTTGCATGTGTTGATTGTTTGCGAATTGAATCTCGTGTTTTAGAAATGAAGTCCTTAGTTAATATTGTTAAACAAGATTTTCTTTCCGATGATGAGATGGCTACTGCAGAAACAGAAGTGTATTTAATTCAAGCAACCATCGCATCCAAGTTCAATGTATCAATTGACTCTGTTGATTTGGTTACTGCCGATGATGCTGGTAATCTTCGTGTGCGATACGCAACGATTCTTCTCACTGGAAAAGATGTAAGAAGAATCATGGACAACGGGGAGAACTAATTTTGTTTCAAGGTGCATTTCCGCCGGACAACGGGGCCTGCAAGGGCCATCCAACAGAGTGGTGGTTTCCATTACAAAAAACTGGCAAACGCAGTGAAGTGCAAACGCTAAAACAAAACACTCAGCAAGCAAAGAAGATTTGCGCTGACTGTCCACAGAAGTTACAATGTCTTCAGTATTCACTTGAGTGGGAACCATGGGGTATCTGGGGTGGGCTAACCGAACAAGAGCGAGCAGAACTTCGTTGGAACAAAAATGTTAACCTCGGCAGAGAAGGCAGAATAGTTTTCAAGGGTGTTGGATTGCGAGACGCTAACGGCGGGCAATTCTTACAGAAAAACTCAACCCAATGACATTGCCTCATACCGACAAGTTCGTCTCTCTCTTAAAAGGAGTTAGGGAAACATCTAATGGCTGGGAAGCACGCTGTCCATGCAGAAACGATGATGACAATCCATCGCTTTCAATCTCTGAGGACGCAACAACAGGCAATGTGCTTGTTACGTGTCATCGGGGCTCGCCCTGCACGACCAAGGAAATCTGCGAATCAGTTGGTATTCAGCAGTCCGCTTTGTTTTCTCCATCAAAGCAAGTCAAAGAAAAACTTGAACTTGTAAAAACCTACGACTACAACGACGAGAACGGAAAACTTCTCTTTCAAAAACTGCGGTATGTAGACGGTTACGGCAAGAAAACATTCCGTCAACGCAAACCCGACGGTAGGGGTGGTTGGGAATACTCACTGGGAGACACTCCTAAGATTCTTTACAATCTTGCGTCAGTCATAAAGGGCGTACAAGAGGGATACCCAATTTGGGTAGTAGAGGGAGAGAAAGATGCAGACACATTAATCAAACTCGGTATTATCGCAACAACGATGCCGGGCGGGGCTGGCAAGTGGCTCGACATCCACACGCAGGCTCTTGCTGGTGCAGATGTTGAAATTATTGCTGACAACGACAAGCCTGGAATTGAACACGCTCAAAAAGTTTTGCAAGAACTTTCTAAAGCAGGTTGTACGGTTAACACATGGGTGTCTCCTGAAGCCAAAGATGTTACTGAACACTTAGGCATGGGTGGAACTCTTGATGATTTTATCCCGCTAGCAGATTCTGCTGTCCCGCCAGAAGAGGTCCCAGAAGAATTGCCATCTGTCAGCGTTTTCACTGAGGCAAAAACAAAACTAGAAGCATTGCTGGTTAGAACTGACTTAACCCCACAGCAAGTATTAATAAAAGCACAAGACATAGCACTCCTCGCAAGCAGGGACAGACCTGTTGATTTTGGTCGCCTTGTCGATTGGTCTACATTCGTAAACGAAGGCGGAGACGATTCATACGATTGGGTGATTGAAGAACTGATAGAGAGAGGCGAGCGAGTCATGGTTGTCGCAGCAGAGGGCGTCGGTAAGACAATGCTTGCGAGACAAGTAGCCATACTTTCAGGATGCGGTATTCACCCATTCACTTATCAGAAGATGAAACAGATAAGAACACTTACTGTTGACTTGGAAAACCCTGAACGAATCATCAGACGCACATCGTCTGCGATATTGCAAACTGCGATGGCACGTGGTTACACAAAATCCCCAACAGCAAAACTGTTAGTCAAACCTTCGGGACTTGACCTGCTCAAACCAGAGGACAGAATGGTTCTGGAGACAGCAATCGAACAATCCGAACCAGAACTGCTGGTCATGGGACCTTTGTACAAAGCCTTTGTTGACCCAGGCGGACGCACGTCAGAAGCGGTGGCAGTAGAAGTAGCCCGATACTTAGACCATGTTAGAGAGACATACAAGTGTGCACTGTGGTTAGAGCACCATGCTCCATTGGGGGAGAGTATGTCAAACAGGCAGATGCGTCCATTCGGTTCAGCAGTATGGTCTCGCTGGCCAGAGTTCGGTATTTCTTTAACTCCAGACCTCACTGCAGGCGGTCCACACATCTATGATGTACGACATTTCAGAGGTGCTCGTGACGACAGGCCATTTCCTACTAAAATTAGGAGAGGTAAACTCTTCCCGTTTGAAGTCGTGGAATACGCTAAGGTAAATAAATGAGCAAACAAAACAAGGTGATGTCAAGAGAGTTCCTCGCAGAACGGGACCTCCGTGTTTTCAAGATGCGACAAGCAGGCGTTTCATCACAGGAAATAGCAAGAAGATTTGACATATCCACAGGCGCAGTCAATCACGCTGTACGCCGTCAGTTAGAGAAGATGAACAAGGAAGCCCTCCTTGCCTACCCAGAGGTCTTACGGATGGAACTGGAGCGTCTGGACAACCTTCAGGCGGCAATCTGGCCCATGACTCAACACAGAAGAGTCAAGATGGACGATGGAACCGAAGTTGCCATAGAGCCAGACATGAAAGCCGTACAACAGGTTCTAATGATTATTGACAGACGAACTAAACTACTCGGAATGGAACTGAGCAGTGGTGGAACCAACGTCAACATAGACATTCGCAATAGCGAGACAACGATTAATGCAACCATGGCCGGAGCCGCATCAAGTCCCGCCGCTATCGATGCCTTTGACCCCGAAACAGAGGCTCGCAAGTTGTTGGAAATCATGGGCATGTCAGGTGTTCTGCCCGCATCAACGGTTGCTGGTATATTACAGAAGGCGGACCCAGAGTCCGACATAGTTGACGCTGAGGTAATTGATGGCTAACGAAAATATGGAAAGCGCTATCTCTAGAGAGGTCAAAGAGGGGATGTCTGTATCAACAGAACTTTCACCCGAACTGGGACCTGCCGACAAGACCATTCTTATCCGTCTCACGGAAACCGACCGTGTTAGATGGAAGCAAGCAGCAGAGGTTTCTGGCAAAACGGTATCCCAGATGGTTCGTGATTCAGTAAACAAGCATGTGGAAAGCATGCTTGACTGTCAACACCCAACAAATATGAGACGGTACTATCCGTGGTCAGAGATGTGTTTGCAATGCGGGACGAGACTGAAGTAACCGGACCTCTCAGAAAGGTCCCATTAAGCGTTTCGGCATATCGTTACGCCGCATGTAAAAAGTGCCCTCATATGAGGAAGTGGCGCAAATCGTGCAAGTTGTGCGGTTGTTTCCTGTTGACCAAGGTTGAATACGAATTTGAATCTTGCCCAATCGGTAAGTGGTAAGACCTAATTAGTCTCGGGCTCTACGCGAAGCATCCGCTGCACTTCGTGTATTTTCAACAAATTGATTACCCTTCCGACTTCCAGATAGTTTCTTACGATTAGTTGCCGCTCTCTGCGCCGGTGTAAGACGACTCCAAGCAGAAGCAGGGAGATACCTGCGAGTGCCACCTTTACGAATTGCTGGTTTACCATCAGATGTTGTCCATTTCTCACGTGTCCATTTCTTTAAAGAACGCTGTGTCTTTCTAGGCTTACCGGTGTAGCCACCCCCAGCCTTTCTGTATGCAACAGCGACCATTTGGGCTTTGCGGGCAGACCACTGACCGGGTGCGCCACCAGAACTACCAGCCATTATGCGATTCTTGATTCTGTTGCGTAACTCAGGCATGGTGTATCCGCTCTCTTTGAACTCCATGGACGGGGCGTTTGAGAGGAAGTCTTTGGTGCTCATGTCTACCCACGACTTTGATTTACCTTTGACGGTATCTCTTTCGGTGACTATGCCTGCTTCTCTCAGTAGTTGTTGGAAATGTTCTTCACCTTTCAGTGGGCCAGCGTCAACATTGCTGTACCCAAATCGGTTTACGAACTGGGAAGGAGTAAAGTAGCCGTGTTCCAACCACTTTTCCCAATAGTTC